CGCTGGCTGATTTCCATATAAAGGAATGGCACCAATCGTCCTAGGGATAATGCTCATGCCTCGCGATTTTTCGTAGTAAATCTGATCAGCTCTATCAAGATCATCACAGCTATTAGCCGTGGCATAACGAAAGTCATGCTCACGGGATAAGTGGCCCAATTTTCCTCGCGGTTTAACCGGGTTCTTCGTCGTCGAAGCCTGGAGTTTACCAGCCGAGTAATAGGGCCCAGTATATCCATCAAAATATGGCATATACCACTCATCACCGTAATTCTCTATTGATTTCCTAAAATCGTTAAGAAACATTTGCACCCACCACCATCCATTAACAAATAAATAAATTTAAATGCAACAAACTCATAAATGTAAATATGTAAACATGAGGGTTTAACGTCTCCTCAAGACGAGTTGCTGTGTTTAACAGCTTTCAAGACCTAAAACCTTATACTTAAGAGCTTGACGTTTCTTAAGTAGGTTCAATGGGAATAAATCAGGATTATTCTTCCTTAGATCTCGGAACATTTTATCGAAGAATGCAAATTTCTTATCATCCCAAACATGATTGAGCATGTGGCAACTCAATGCTGATGCCACAAACTCAAGTTTTGTGTGTTTAAGATGTGCAATATGTTTGGTGAAACGTGTTGGGTGATATGTCCACACTCCATCACGTTTGTGAAATTTGTTGGAGAAAAACTCACAGCCGTCAAACTGTGGTAAGGTTTTGAAATCAGTCACATCAAAACCTAAATCGCGCATTTCTTGTTGATACTTATCGACAGGAAACTTAGCCGGGAAGGTTTGCAATACATCGTCTCCTCCTGCTACTATGTTATACTCCCCACTGAGAATTTGTTCTCGGGAGAATCCCATTCGCAGCATAGTCAAGATGTGTACCGAGACTTGTCCCATGCTATTGAACGCAATTGTCATGAGAAACCCACTTCTCATGCCTCCAGCCACTACAGGTCCAAAGACCTCACCATTCGTGCAACGGTATTTAGAGTTGCGTGCCACCTTCATGACTGACTTCTCAATATCATCAAGATACTCTTGAAATTGTTCATCAGACATGTCAGCAGGTTGCACCGCCAACTCTTGGGTGGTACGATAGCAAACTTCGTACAACCACATAAAGAAATTATAGTCCCAGACATTCTTGTCGCTTTCCGTTACAGAATTCGGGAAAGCATCGGCCATGTGTTTAATATCACCTGGTCGCTGCGGATTAAAAGCGAACTTAACTGGGGAACTTTTCCAGTTATCAACCAGAGATGTGGCAAAATTTCCAAAAATGGCATTATGCTTTATCATCTCATGAAGAGGGAGACCTGACACAACTCGCATCATTCCTTTCTCGAGTTTCTCTCTCTTATTCGGCTCGGCTTTACCGAACATCTTCAAAAATACATCGTCAGTTGAGTCCCACTCCTTTAGAACAAGCTCGGCCAGCCCTTCCTTAGTGTATTTGTTTATTACACTCTCGTTAGTGGCTAAGCCGTTGGCTTGGTAAGGGTGTCCCGGACTTTTAGAATCGCGTACTGCTGTCGAGTCGATAATTTCGATTAGTTTATGCATTGATTTATAATCACAATCGGGTTCAAATTTATTGGCATCCATCATCTCAGCTAAAATCATTACTACTTTGTTTAATTCTTCTGCTGTTGGTGGTTTCACGACCGATTGAACTCTTTGATTAAATAATTCAAGATGCTTTACTACCGATGTCGCTTCAGTATCTGCATTTATGATGGGGTAGGCATATTTTTCGGGGTCGTATCCCATGTCGGTTAGCCTGCTTTCGTATTTACCGAGGTACGCAGACACCTCAGGGCACTCCGCCGGAACACCGCCACAGTGGAC